GCGTGTCGCTCTGCTGTCCAAATACTATTTCGTTCTGTCAGAACGATCACCGCGTCGTCCGTGTACAGATTGACGATATGAGGCCGCCATGTGCCTTCGTCTTTTTCATCCGGCACTGTGTCGATGATAGCGAGACCGCAGCTGATGCGTCCTTTTTCACCGCTCCACAGTGCTGCAGAAGTAGCAGGTGAATGAAATCGGATGCGGCATTTCAGCATAGGGTCGGATGACAGGGTGGCGAATACGCAGCCATATTTCAACTCGTCCCGGCAAGCCTTGCCGTATTCAGCCAGCAGCCGGTTTCCGTTCACCAGTTGAGCCACTGTGTCCGCCGCCGTACCGCTGCCCACAAAGCCGTCGAACATGCTGCGGGATGCCAGAGCATCTACGGCCTTCTGACCCCAGTTGCAGCCCACTTCCAGATTCCGCAGTCCCCGCGGCAGTGCGATGCCGAGGTTCACATCGTTCAGCGTCACATGGCCCTCGTAATACTTGTCCTTTATTGCGTTGCGGCCCTGGTGGTATTGGTACACATCAGCCAAATCGCACAACTGGCGCAGTTCCTCGACGGTCAGGCCCCGCACGGTTCCAAAGTTCAATGTGATCATCGTTTCACCCCTTATCCGATACGCATTTTCCGCGTCGGGTCTCGTTTGCTTGTTTTCGCTCCCCACAGTGCAAGGGCGCACGCTTCAATCGGCAGGCTGTTCTCCCCGCCGAACCCAAAACCTCCTGCGATAGGGCGTTTGGCAGCGGTCACGGCGCTGTCTCGCAAAATTTCCTGTGGTCTATACCATGTCAGCTCGCCCTCGTTGACGCTGTTGACCAGAAGCCCCGCAGCAGCCACGACATCCTTAGCGGCGGGCCGGATTACAGCTCCCTTCATGCGCCAGGTATCGCTGATCCTGTCCACCAGCACGTCAGCACCGCCTCTTCCGTCAATCACAACACAGCTTGCCTTGGAATACCGCTCATTCAGCCAGTCGACAAGCCATGTAAGGCCGCGCCCCCCGGGCTGCAGCTCGATAAGAGAGATGCGGGCCGGATCATCTTTCGGAATCACCGCGCCGCACAGGCAGACTGCGCTGCCATCAGCAGCAAACTTAACGCCGTAGGCGGTTTTGCCCTCCGGCTTCGTGTCATCGCTGGCACATTTATTCCAGGCATCCTTGTCGATGGCGTGATCTACCTGTTCCGTGCGCACCGGGCTCCACCAGCCGAGGCGTTCCCGGGCAAAGGTGTCCGGGTCAAGCTGTTCAGCCTCACCCTCAATTGTGGAGAGTTGGATGCGCCGCCCCATCGCCGGGTTTGATTCCGCCCATCGTTTTTTGTCCTTCACGTTCCCGATCTCCTTCACGGAAAACTCAAACCAGGCAGTGCGCCGGGATTCTCCAGCAAGGGCGCGGCGACGCAATTCCCGAAAAACGGTGCCAGTCACGTCCGGTCCGGGCGGTGTCCCGACGTAGATTGTCTGGGGGTTCAAACTTGCGGAAATGGCAGGCAGAAAAGACCCTTGCGCTGTTTCGTCCAGCTCCTGGGCCTCATCGAAAATCAGCAGGTCACCATGCTGGCCACGTCCGCCATTCCGGGTGCGAGCCAGAAACTTGATGCGTGCGCCACTCTTCAAAATAATTTGTTCGCGGCCGAGCGCAGTTTTAATTTCAGCCACATGTCGGCGCAGTTTGGCTCCCTCAAAGAAATCGCGCATCTCCTCAAACGTCTCTGTTGCCGTTTTTTGGAGGTGCGCGGTGTAAATAACAGATTCGTTGAACAATAGCATCCCCGCTATGGACCGTCCCTGTACCAGTAAGCTCTTGCCGTTCTGGCGGGGGACGCTGCCGCCGCAGGAAGGCGCCGCCCAGCGCCCAGCAGCATCTCGGCCCATCCAATCCGCCAAAACGTCACACTGCCATGGGTCCAGTATGGTACCGCCTACTTTTAACAATTGGGCCGCATCCTGTCCGTCGGAACTACGGTACTCCGGCGCGATTCTTTCGGACGGCTCCTGGCTTCCCAGCAGCTTGTCTGATCGAGAGGATCTCGCCGATTTCGTCGCCATTGCTTTCTGCTCCTTCTATTTCCTCAATTTCTCGGACGGTCTCACGGTATTGCTTGGCCAGCGCAGGCAATGCCCTTGCATTTTCACAGCTATCTATGCTGATCGCCAGCACACCCGCAAGCGTTTTGAGCTGTTTCAGCCGGTCACCCCGGGCGGTTACACTCTTCATCTTCACGATTTAAACCACCCTTTCAAAAATTCCCTGTGTGTAAATCGGCGCTGGACGGCAAGGGGGCGCTTGGCCCTATGGGGAGGGGTACCTCCCCACCCTACCATTCGCCGTCTTTGACTGTGGGCGCCTTTGTAATTTTTGTATTTGTATTTGCTTCAAAAAAGTTTATCTTATTACCTTTTTGTGCATTACAAAAATAGTGTGCAGGCTGCAGATTCGTCCAGTCCTCTGCTGCTGCTCTAGGAGAGGCGTATCCGAATGTTTTCCACTTTGAAACTGGTCTAATTTCATCAATGACGAAAGAAAGTGGATGCGAGGAATCAGAAGGCTCGTCATAGTGAATTGGACCGAAACGGCCCTTGCATATGCCGCATTCGGCCTCCATCGCTTTAAATCTGGCACGATACTTACGGCGCAACGAGCCGTTTGCATACCTGGGATTGCCCAACACGCGCCTCCTTTCGTGGCATAGGAAAGGCCCGCACGTTGCCATGCGGGCCTTGAAACTTCTGCCGGGCCTGTTCCCCGGCCGTCAACCGAATCCCTTTTTACGATACTCGTATCGGTGTCCTTTCTCAATCTGCAAAGCAGAAATACAAATATGGGTTTGGTGGGTGCCGCACCCTCATGCAGGCAGAACACCCATGGGAGGCTCCGGCCTGGTGGAAAACAAGCCGGAGCTTTGAAAGGGCAGCAGACTACTGGTGCCGCCGTCTGCCGGGGCGGCGAAAGGATAAGGAGGGCGGCTGCCACGCCGCATCGAATCGCTCGGCTTTCGTCTCGCTTTTCGACGGTTTAATGATAGCACGCAAAAAGCACTACAAACAACAACATTTCACAACATTTTATACGAAATCTATCTCCAATAATGCTTTATCGTGCAGACGCTGTGCGGAAATAATATCCTTTGCATCATCATCTCCGTAAATTCTAATGGCCACTTCTCGCCACCTCATAAGGCGGTAACTATCCCCGTCCCCGTCTAAATAGCGCAGTCGCAAAACTTCTCTTTCCATGGGATCGCTCAGCGCATGAACTGCTGCGTTGATACATGCGATTTCCTTGTCATTGGCAGTGATAAGCGGAGAGATTTCTTTCTCATATTCCAGATACTGCTCTACAGATTTAGCCATCGCATCCCCGCCGGAACCGGTATGCTGTGGCATAAGCCATGGTGCGGCTGGATTCGTGATTACCCGGCCGCTTTCACGTCCGGGAGCTCCTGAATCTTTCAAATATTCGTAAGTACGGCCGTGTATCTCAGCTCCGGCTTTCATCCGTGCCAGGCGTTCACGGCGGTTTTCGTTTTCTTTTTTCAGCGACAGATATTTCATCAGCCGCTCTTTTTTCTCCTCAGCCTCCGTGATTTTCGCCTCCTCGTGCTATCTTTTCAGTATCCAGAATGATTCCCGGTATAGCGGCCGAGTATCCGCATTTGAGAGCAGCATCAGAGTGGCCCACCCACGTGGCGATATATACTCCACACGGCCCTGACGTGGTAAATTATCGGCCTTGAACTCTGTGTACCCTTTGCGATATGTCATCGCTGGATAAATTACATCTACAACAGCATCTGCAGTTGCATTTTCTATATACGCAACCGGTGGAACCGCCAGCGGGCGAACGGATTTCATCGCCCATCCCTCCCCGCGGCAATGCAGGCCAGCGCGGCCACAACCGCCAGTGCGACGGCCAAGACCGCCAGATTTATCAAGATTTGCATGGGTCATCCTTCTTTCGCATCGTTTTGTATACCATAGCAATTCCATCAATATCTTCATCCGTTAAGATGCATGAAAATTCTGCAAGCTCCATGCACTTAGCCACCCAGAGCGAGACACGGTCTGTGGATTTCAGGTCTGCATAAATCTGCCGTTCAAATTCACTCATGCTGTACGCCCTCCTTCGGCATTTCCCAATCCGATGGAATTTTTACTTGCAGCGTACAATCACCGTTTTCATCTGCAAATCGGCATAAACCGCAATTTGTTTGTTTATTGCAATATCCTGCAATAATCTTCGCTGCTTTTTCAGCCCTTGTCTTGTTTATCCAAAACATTCTGTATAGCCTCCCTTTCCTCCAGCGCGGCCTCTGCGGCTTCGCGGGAAATTTCACGCATTCGCTCGACAGCTTGTTCCGTATTATACGGTGTCCCGCAGATGTCAATGAGCGGAAAAGTCCAGCGCTCGGACTTGTATACCACAGCATATCTGCCATTGTGCTTTTGGTCTGACATGGGTTTCATCGTTCCATCACGCAACGATTGTTCCACCATCGCGATGAACGGAAATTTCGCAAACTGTCCCGTTTTCTCCGCCTGCGCCAGCTCGCGGAGGCGGTCAGGTGACATGCCAAGTGCCTCCGCCGCAGCGGTTACCGGGTCGATGGTTGGCAGCGCCCGAATCACTCTATCTGCTTCCGTGAAACCCTCTGCCAGAGTGTCGAGATGTGTTTCACCTTTGCGAATCAGCTCCATTGTTTTCTTAAATTCTTCGTTAAACAGATTGCGGTAATTTTCAGCATCAATCAGCCTTGCCATTGTCAGCCCTCCCGTCCTCTTTCCGCACGACTTCGACGATATAATCGCCCGAAGTATTCCCGGGCTCACATTGGATAATCGTTGCGCAAATGTCCTCCTGAAGACGATTTACATCGCGGTTTATATACTCCGTACTCCAAATTTCGATTACGCTATCTTCTCTGGATTTAACCATGATGTAATCCCTCCACTACTTCCTCCTCTGGTTCGAGATCCCCTGATACACGCACCACCAGACGCTCCGGGTTTCCGTACCGTTTAGCTACGCGCAGCTCTACGATGGCACTGTCATCGCGGTAGGCTACACCGTTCAATGCATCGGCTACAGCTTTCACGATATTATCCATGTCCGGCTTACATGTGGGACGGAGGATATTCTGGCTACACAATGCAGCCTTTTTCTTCGGATAGGATTTGGGTATTGCAAAATATGCATTTACCTCCAAGATAATCGGCGGCACGAAGCGAACACCGGCATGTCTCTGCTGGTAACAGAGCATGATTTTGTTTTCATACGAAGCCGTGCCGGCGGGGGTGTACATGCGGGCATGTCCGCCTACAACACTGGCCCGG